TTTAATGCCTCTTCGTCATTTTTAAATTGTGCTTCTGCAAATCTTGGGTCTATTGCAAGCAGTGAAGTCAATGTGTTCCATTTACCTTCTTTATGCAACCTATCCATGATAGGAACAACTTCTTGCAATTTTGGTATTAAATTGTTTCTAAGTTGATTTTGACCAACAATTTCTTTTGCTGGTGCTTTTCCGCCCTTTTCACTTTTTAGGGTTGCTAGTGCTAATGCTTGGTCTCTAGCAAGTTTTGCTCTCGCATCTGCTCGTCTTTCACGTTCTTTAGCCTCTTCTCTGCGATTTGCTTCTTGTGCATTACTATTGATAAGTCCAGCAACAGTGTTTACATCATTTTTTACTCTACGGACATTTTGAAGAACAGCAATATCACCTTGATTTAAACGCATAGCTTTTAAAACTGGAGACTCAGCTTGTGCCAAAGCCATAGTGACCATCAAGTCACCCTTTTCCTTGTCGTATTTCTTGACTTCCATAGCCTCTGTTAACGCTTTTTCTAGCGTGGCTACTTTTGCTTGCATGGCTTTAAAGTTCTTATCAAACTCTATTTGTTCTTTCTTGTACAGGTCTGCTCTACCTTTTTGGTAACCTTCCAACATGCCATTCATGGCATACATAGAACGCTGTGCATCACTCTTACCAACAAGCATTCCAACAATGTTGATGAGCGAGAACATAGCCGCTAAATCTGTCGCATTGTCTTTGGTTGGCACAAAAGCCATATTAGACATTTCTTCACGGGCTTGCTGTAGAGTTTGTCTCTCTGGCATAGCCTGTACTTCCTTAGAAAACCTATCTAAGTTCTCTGATTTTATCTTTGCTTCTGTAGCTTTTTCTTCTCTTTCTGCTTGTTTAATAGCAATCTCACCTTCTGCTACTTTTAAAGCTGCTTGCGTTTCTGCATCGTTTAATTCACTCAATACAGGGCCAATTTCAGCACCTCCAATCATGCCTTTGGGTGTGGGTTCAGGTTGTACCAATGCTGCCGTTTTAGGTAACTTTGGCATAACTGGCATCTTTGTGATGTCATTAAGAGCAGAGGTAGCCATCATTAGCCTCCAGTTGTTGTTGTCTGTGTTGTTTGAGTAACTGTAGGCGTACCTGACAAAGTACGCATGATGTTGTTGAAGTAGCTAGAGGTCAGTTGATTTGCATACTGGTCAGCTTGCAAACCTGTTCTGATAGCACCAAGAGCAATTTGGTCACCAATACTGGTCAGCTTCATGCCGTAATCACTTTGCTGTTGCAGTAATTGATTACGAATAGCCTCTACCCTAGCGGCAGTCTGTTGTGCGCCTACGCCACCACGGGCAGAAGCAGCTTGTGCGGATTGTGCTTGTACAGCTTGTAACTGCTGTCTGGCAACGGGTGTGAGTTCACCAGCCTGTGCTTGACGCTGTAACTCTGCACCCTTTTGCAAGTAAGGAGCGGCAAGAGCTTCCATTTCTTGTCTGCCACGTTGACCTTGTTGTGCTGCTTTTCTGGATGCTCTCTCACCAAGTAATGCTGACACACCAGCTGTTCCTAAACGTGTCAAATCACTTTTTTCAATACCCAAACTTTTTGCTAAATCAGCATACCGCTGACCTAGCGTCTTGCTTTCAGGCTGGAAAGGCTGGGCAATGGTGCTTCTGTCTTCCACGGGAGGCAAGCCAGCACCGTATCCTTGTGCGCCGTACAAAGCGGCTCTGTCTGGTGAACCTATAGATACTTCTGGCACAGGCTGAACTTGTGGAGGAGCCATAAAAGAAGAATAGTCTGGCTGAGAAAAAATCCCACCTACTGGATATAAATCAGTACCTTCTATATTAGATGGCGCAGATACAGACATCGTTGTGGGCGATTCTTGTACTGGGTTTTGCATGTACTCAAAAGCATTTGGGTCAACGTATTCAGCCTCTGGAACATAATAAGTAGGAATACCTGTTTGTGGGTCAGGCATACCGCTACCGCCTCTGTCTTTCAGCAGTTGTGCTTCTTCAGGGGTGATGTACGCAAGCATGTGGTTTTCAGGTGCTTTTGCTTGCAGCAAACGAGCAATCTGGCGCACATCTGCACCGACACGGGTCATGTTTTTAAGTGTTGCCATTTACAGTCCTAACGCATCTTTAAGACGCAAAGATTCTTCGTTCCACACGGTTGAACGCTTTTTACCTGATTCTTTAGATTCAATTTCACCCGCTCCACGACTTGATGTCAAGCCAGTTGTTGGTAGCGGTGCGCCAGAAGACAGATTCAATCCTTGAGCCAAAGGAGAACCTGAAGTTGGAGCTACACCCGTAAAGTACATGCTTGGTTTGATGGTTTTGAGAGGTGCTTCTTTTGCTGGTTTCTCAGCAACAGGCTGATTTTCTTCTACGATTTCTCTTTCACCAGTAACTTTCACTTCTGGCAAGCTGTCAGTTTCCCGCTGTGCTGTAACTTTCACTTCTGGCAAGCTGTCAGTTACTGTAAAAGGCAAGACGTTCTCAGGTGCGCCTGGCTCCCGCTTTGCTGTAACTACAATTTCACCGCCTGGTTTGGATTGACCAGGCACACTGACGCTAGGTTTTGAGACAGTTGTAGATGTGTAAGGCAATACATTTTCAGGTGCGCCTGGTTCCCGCTTTGCAGTGACTTTCACTTCTGGCAAAGTACCAGCAGGTTTTGATGTTGGTTTTGTCACAGTTGTAGATGTGTAAGGCAATACATTTTCAACCGCACCAGCTTCTCTACCAGCAGTAACCCTGATTTCACCAAGCTGGTTTCCAGCATCTGTCATTGTTCCTGTACCTGCATCTGCAAGTTGAGTACCTGGCTGTGCTTTGCTGGTATCTACCAATTTTTGTGCGTCAGCAGCAGCTTGTTGTTCAGGTGACAGTGTTGCTTTGTAAGCGTTGTCTTTGTAGTTCTGGTATCCCACATTTGCCAAATCAATCAACTGTGTATTAACAGCAACATTGATAGCTTCTTTAACGTTACCGCCAGTAGCTATGAAAGTACCTACGCCTTTACCAGCAGCAGTACCAACACCTGTGGTTTTGCCAAACTCAGTAGAGCCAACAGCATCTCCAACACCTGCACCAATACCACCAGAAACAGCATTTCTGATAATGTCTTCTGGTCTACCACCCGCAACAACAGTACCTGCGGCAGAACCTGCGGCAGAACCAATAGCGGAGGAGCCTGTAGAAGTTGCTGTGCTGATGCCAACAAAAGAAGTTACACCAGAAACAGCACCTGCTTTAAGAGAATCTTTCAATGAATTACCTTGAGCTAATGAACTAGCGGTAGTAATGGCAGCAGAACCTGCGGCAGTAGCGGCAGCGGCAGAAGGAGCCGCCACACCAAGCGTTGTCAGAATAGAGTTACCAATAGCTGGAATCAATGCTGGATTGACAATGGCAATAACAACAAGAGCAACTGCTGCTACTTTTTTGAATGCGGATTTAACTTTTCTCCAAAATTTACCCATGTCATGCTCCTATTTCTCTAGATGCAAGCATCTGTTCTGTTATCTTGCCCATAGTTGAAAACACAGCCAAAGATGGGTAATCAACCTTCATGTCCAACTCATCTGGTTCTACCAACTTGCTTGCAACAGCTTGCTCTTTAAAGACAGGATACAAAGTCCTATCTTTAATAACAGCATCAGCCATCTGACCAACCCTTACAAGCACTTCAGGCGAAACGCCGACACTGGCAATATATTCTTTGATACCTTGCTTTGCTTCAAACATCTGTTTGTTTGACGGTTTTGTTGCCATGTCACACTCCTAAAGCTGTTGCTATCTGTTGATGAATAGTCTGGTGAACACCAATCCAGTCATAGAAATCTTCTTCCACATTCCAGTCACTATCGAGCAACTGGAAGGGATTATCCAAGCCTAGAACACTTGCCAGACGCTGATGCTCTTGGTTATGCACAAACAGCCAGTCATCCAAGTTATCGTAGTCAGCATCTGTCAGAGGATACTTCTGCACAGCAATACCGTTGTCACCCAAGATTTCGTAGAACAACTGATGCTGCACACCGTTTTCAAACAAAAACTCTCCCAGTCCGTCTTTATCACCGAACTTTACGTATGAGAGAGCCTCCATGTTCATGGTTTGTCTGCCTTTGCATCTAGCTTGTTGAAGATTTGTTTGAGAATATCTTTGATTTCAGCGATGTCAGAGCGGTAATCATCTTTTGCCACATATTCTTTAGGTAGTTCATTTATCTTGTCCTCCAGTTTCTGTATCTGTCTTGTCGTGTTGTTGAAGACATAGACAGCGAGAAAGCCAGCAATGCTGACCACGATGTTGAAGATTTGTTGGTTATCCATGTCAGACAGCGTAGTACGGGACTTTTACTACCACCCCGTTAAGGTTGACTTGCATGAATCCAGCAGGTTGCAGAGGCAAACTTGCTATGCCGTATGTCGCTGTTGCTGTCGTATTTCCTGTGAAATTGAACACAGCAGCGTTGGTTGTGCCACCAAGAATGGTGACGTTTTCCAGTGTCAGGTTGCCTACGTTAGAAACAGAACTACCAAGAGTCAGGGTAGTGTTACCTAACACCACGTTGGAATTCTGTAGGTTGCTGTTACCTATAGCAATAGTGACGTTAGAAGCACTTGTCAGTCTGCCTTGCTGGTCTACGGTAAAGGAGGCTACGTTTGTAGCACCACCGTATGTACCTATAGTCACAGCAGTGTTGGCAAGAGATACAGTCCCTGTAGAGGTGATAGGGCCACCTGTAAGCCCTGTACCTGTGGCTACGTTACTGACATAGATAACCTCAGAGTTATCTACCTTTTGCCACACAGAGCCGTTAAACACACACCAGTCACTTACTACCCAGTCTGTGATGCCGTTAAGGTTGGTAGAGCCAGAAACAGACACAACATAGTAGTCCCCTTTCGTACCTACGCTAGAGGTAAGGGTAGGGTCGTTGGTAGCGGCATCCCACGTACCTTTGTAGTTAAGTGCGCCTACAACATTGAGGGAGGAACTGACTGTTTTTAACATGGTTTACCTCATGAACCATCGCCAGGTGTCACGTAGATAGTAGCGTTGCTACTAGCGGTAATGCCTGTGAAGTAAGCGTTAGGCACGAAAGAGAGAATCTCATCTGTACCTGGCAACAGTGGAATAGATGTGCCTGTGGTAGTAATGACTGCGGCATTACTGTTTGCACTAGCACCATCTGAGCCATAACCTAGAAAGACAGTAACAGAACCAGCATTGATGATGCGGTACTGATTACCACCAAGCGTGGTAGATACGGCTTGTACAGCAGTAGGTGCTGTTGTAGCCGCTAGGAATGTGACAGTGTTACCTGTCCTTGTAAATGCTTGAATTCCCATTATTTACTCGCATCTTGTAGAGGTTTAAGGTCTTCTGTTGTCCAGAAATCCTTGGCAATCATGATACGCAGATGCTCTTTGTTACGAGCCAAGCAGTCAGCCCATTCAGCATCGTCCATGAGTTCAGGTTGCCCTGCGTTAATCAGGTTGACCGAATCCATTGCGGCAGAGTAGTGCTGTGCGATTTGTTCTGGTGTGATGTCGTTCATGTTCATGCTCCTTGTAATGCGGCTATTTGTGCTTTTGCTGTATCAAGTTCAGCTTTGAGTTCTTGGATGGCTTTGATACACAAAGAAACCATATTTCCATAAGCTAAGGCATCTGGGCTTCCGTCTTCGGCATATTGCACAAACTCTGTCAAACCAGCGGCATGGACTTCTTCAGCAATTAAACCCCCAAATACTGTTTCGCCATCGTTTGCGCCTTTTCCTTTATAGGTAACAGGTCGAAGTTGTAAAACTTTTGTAATGCCATGTGTTGCATTTTGCACATCACGCTTGTATTTGAGTGATGAGGTTGAACGAATTATTTGACCAGCAGATGTGACAAACACATTTGCCGCACTACCCGTAGTGCTGACGTAAACTTTTGGCACAAACAAATCTTTGTTGCTGTCTAAATACAAGTTTGGATTCCCATCCCCATCAGACAGCACGATGTAGTTGCTTGCTGTGCGAATGTCTAAGCCGCCTTGGTTGCCGTTGTAGCCGCCAAGGATGGTATTTTTAGAGCCTGTGGTCATTGATGCACCAGCGGAGCTTGCCGCAGACACTCCAATAAAAGTGTTGTTGCTACCAGTGGTAAGAGAAAATCCAACAGAGTGCCCGATGAGGGTGTTTCTTTCTCCGGTGGTAACGGAAGCTCCAGATTGCGTACCAACAAAGGTATTGACGCCTGATGTTGCGGCATAACCAGAAGATTGGCCAACAAATGTGTTGCCTGCGCCCGTCTGGTTTGTATACCCCGCCTGATAACCTACAGCAGTGTTGTTGGAGGCTGTGGTGTTGGCTTGAAGGGCTTGGCGACCAAGCGCCACATTGGCAGAACCTGTGGTGTTTGCGTACAGTGTTTGATAGCCGCCAACTGCCAGATTGTCTGTGCCTGTTGTATTTGAGTACAACGCTTGATAACCAACAGCTACAAGTGTAGCGCCTGATGAGTTTGAGTAACCCGCCTGATAACCAACAGCAGTGAAATACAAGGCATTGTTTGTATATCCAGCTTGGAATCCAACTGCAACACCTTGTGCGCCGCCAGTTGTGCCACTATACAACGCCTGATAACCCACAGCAGTGTTGCTGGAGGCTGTGGTGTTGGAGTAAAGAGACTGAGAACCCAGAGCAGTATTGTTTGCACCTGTGGTGTTGCCGTCCAAAGCGTAAGCACCAAACGCAGTAGGAGTTCCAGTTGTGTTGGCTCTTGCGGCTCTGAATCCAACCGCAGTAACATCTGCCGCTGTAGTCGTGGCTTCAGCGGCTCGGTTGCCAACTGCAACATTTTCAACACCTGTCGTATTAGCCGCCAAAGCACTAGCACCCACCGCAGTGTTGGTAGACACAGCACCTGCGCCACGGCCTACGGTGAGGCCTTGTATCGTTGTTGCCGTACCAGCTATAGTTGCATTACCTGTAACAACAAGCGTAGATACATTTGCAGTGCCACTGACATTAGCACCAGTAACAGTTACATTACCACTGCTGATAGTGACGTTAGTAAGCGTCACATTACCAAAAGAAGTTACTGTGTTACCTAGCTGTACAGCGGTATTACCGATAGTAACAGGGGTAGCAAAGTTGGTATCTAGTTGCGATAACGGAATTGCCGAAGTCGCAGTACCGAAAATATTAGGAACAGCCATGTTAGAACCTCACTCTTAATTCATGTTCAAACTCAATCGTGTTGACAGTTAGCGCAGGGTCTGTGCTAGTCATTGTCAACCCCAAATACTTACCATACTGTTGTGCATCTGACTTGTACAAGGCATACCCCGCACTCGTCAACCAGCCTATTGTCGTAGAAGAATTGTTCACCCACGTAAGCGTAACATTCTGATTGTTAAACCAAGTCACACTGTTGTTAAGGGTGTACACAGGGCTAGAACCACTCTCACTATCCACGGTTACATTGAACGTACCGCCTGTAGTAAGAGTAGCCTCAATACCAAACTTCAGAGCCTGTTTGGTACGGATAGGGTCACGCATAGGGGACAGAGAAGTCTGTATTTCAGAAGCCACATTTGCAGTTGCATCTCCATACAAACGGAAAAGTGCTGTGTCTGTCACACCGTACAGGTTAATTAAGCCACCAACAGGGGCAGAAGAAACGTACCGCAACGCACCCTGGCTGGTGATAAACCACTTCTTCTCAAAAAACACGCACTGTACAAACCTGTCTCCCGTAGTTGTGGGGAAAGTAGGCAATAGGTAGAAGTTAAAAGCCGCACACAGGATGTTGTTGAGCAAGACTTGACCAGCAGTTACAGGCTTGGTGAAGTCGATGTAGGGGAAAATACCATCAAGTTGGTCAGAAATCTTGCTGGTTGTTGAGCCTACAAGGGCATACACCCCGTAGTTATTCATGAACAAAACAGAGCGGAAATAAGGGAAAACAGCGTATTTCAGCTTGCTACCAACAGACGCAGACACGTTTGTGTTGGTAAACAGGGTATCCCCTGTATTTGTAATCCTCACATCTGAGAAGACGTTAATACTGTCTTCACCGTAGATGTACAGGAAGTTGTTGGCAGACACCATGTGCTGGATATTGCCACGCAGGGTTGAGTCAGAAATAGTCTCAGCACCAGCAGAAACAGATGTGAAGTCGGTAGGGCTGGTAGCAGAAGAGAAGGTAACTGTACGCCCTGTAGAAATCCAGACACGACCAGAGAAGGTAGCAACACTGGATATTTCTTCTAGGTTAGGCACACCTATCACAGTGGCATTTGCGTTTCCTGAAGGTGTAGGTGGAGCAGCTATCGTGACAGTTGGGACACTTGTAAAGTTATTCCCCACATTTGTCATGATGACTTCTGTAACAGCGTTACCAAACACAATAGCTGTCGCAGCGGCATTAGCACCGCCTCCACCCGTGATAGTCACAGCGGGAGGAGAAGCAGGGTCATAGCCAGAACCACTGTTGGTTACCTGTATGAAGAGTGCACCTTTAGTGAAAGTCAGCAGTTGGGCAATAGCGTTAGCACCACTACCACCCCCGCCTGTGATGGTTACTGTAGGTGCGGCTGTATATCCACTACCACCGTTGGTAACAGAAATAGCAGATACCGCATTTGCTGTAATAGAGGCTTCTGCCGTAGCTTGTGTACCATTTGTCTGGTTGGGAGCAGAGATAGTTACTGCTGGCGCAGAGGTATAGCCTGAACCTCTGGAGGTCAAACCTATCCTGCCGACACCACCAACGTTGAGCAAATCAGTGCCATCCCAAGTAAAGAGTCCTTTATTGGGGTCACCGATAAATACTTCTTCATTCTTCCACTGGGCGATAGACACGTTGGCAGACGAGAACGTGCCTGTCACACCAACATTGCCAACAGTGCCTGTATCTATGATTACGTATTGCGCTCTACCATCTTGCTGGAAAGCCAACAAGTAGTCAGATAAGCCAAGATTGGTGTTGGAGAGGGTGGTTACGGTGTTGCCAAACGAGATAGCGTTATTGCCACCATCTTTGAATGTGACTTGAGCAGGGACAATCTTGATGTTGCCAAACCCGATAGGCATGGCATTCTCAATCCAAGAGAACTCCTCATCATCAATGGCTGTCCTGTTGGACTTGGTGTTTAAGCCCTTGAAGTTCTTATAGACAGCATAAGATTTCTTTTGCTCTGCTGCTGCCATGATTAGAAGGTAGAGTAGGGGTCAGGGATTCTGCGTGTGTACACAGAGTTCAACACCGCTTGGATTTGCTTGGCATACTCTTGCTTGTATATCTCAGCTTCTCCATAACTCTGTTCTTTGTACTTGGCTTTGTAAGCCGCATAGAAAGCTACAGGCGTGGTGTAGGGGTCTTGAATCTGGTCATTAGCGTTGGGCGTATTCAAACTTAACGCAGTAGGCAAGATAGTGCTATCTATCTCTACGACATACGACTGGTCAGGGACAGGGCCAACGTAGATGGTGTTTTGTCCGTAAACAGAGAAACACACGGGTCTGCCGACATAGTTCTGCCAGTAACGCAGTTGAGCATTAAAGTTTGACCAGGGCAGATACCGCAGTGGAATACGGCTGTTACCCCAGTAAACGTTGACGTTCAGGATGTCGAGTGTTGTGCCAGTAGCAATAGTGGCATAGGGGATAACTTCCGCAGGGCCAGAATATTGCAAACTGGCTGTGCCATCTGTAAAAGGGGTAGAAGGTGGGAAAGTGTAGCCAGAAGCGGGATAAGGTGGAGGTGTAGTACTGAGAACACCACCAGTTACAACTTCATAGATAAAGATGTTGTTGAATAAGAACTGACCCGCAGTAACAGTAGCACCCGCAGTCCAAACGGTTGCGGGTACTCCTGTACTAGAAATTGGAGTGGCAGTAATTTGCAGGGTACGTAAGCACCCAGTATCTCTCGCTACTCGCTCACGGGCATCGTTGATGTAGTCCGTTAGCTCCGAGGTTGACCAGAAGACAGAGTTTGCATCATGCAATAACCGCTGTACTTCCGTGATGTAGGAAGAGAGAGTTGCCATGTTACCTTCATGTTATGCAACCCTCTGATTGACCTTTCCCCCAACGGATTTCTCAATCCGTAAGGGTACTACGCCAACCGCCGAGGGTAACGAGCGGTTCTTTGTTGGAGGCTCTGAAGAAATATACACCTTCTTCAGATTCTCCATTGCTTCTTCAAGTTCGCTGTGGAGTCGTATCATGCCCAACTGGACTAGATACTTCTCCTTGTCCTCATCTCCGTAACCAAGCATGTGCATGGCAGCAGGGACAGTCAATTCAACTGTCTTGCCGACAGGAAACTCATAACCGACATAGTGGTACTCAGCGTACAAGTCTTTGTCGGTGTTGTTGGTTACATAAACGAGGTCTGTCATAGTGTTACAACGTCACCGTACACAGTAATATCAACAGTGTTGTTTGCTGCTGCCGCTGTATTTACACACACAAACAAAGGACTTGTATAGATTTTTGTTGACGTATTTGCTGTCAACGCAAGGTCTTGATACAAGCCTGTGCCAGTAATGTTTGAAAGAACAGTTGCATTAGAAACTGCGTTTGCCAAGTTACCATCATTGCTTGTGAAGATGGTAACGTTGGCAGCGGCAACACTTCCGTTGGCATTAAAAGCAGTAATACGGCGAACGATGTAGCCAGTACCGACAGTAGCAATTGTTGCCACAGCATTACCAGTGCTTCCCATCGCAACGGGAGGATTGGTAGAGCCAACAGCAAAATTGCCGAAACCGTCTGGGTACAGTGAGCCTACATGGTTTGCGTTCATACTGTCTCCTTAGCTTGTGTAGGTGCTGTTTGCATTGATACCACCATTGATGGTCAATGCAGTAACTGCACCTGCGCCAGCAATAGTAGATTGTGCAAACACGTTCACGCCATCAGACAAAATCATGCCGCCAGTGTTGTTGGCAAGCAGAGTTGTGATGGATGAGCCGTTATTTGCAGTAATCACTACGTTAGCAGCGGGGAACAGCATATAAGTACCAGCAGGAATCACAGTGCCAGCGTTAGCGGCAGTCAGTGAAACATTGGAGAAGTAAGCACCAGCAGTGTTGGTGGTTGCATTCGCCAGAATGATTTTATTCATTGCTAAAGCCATGTCTTTTTCTCCTTACAGTGAAAGGTAGTTGTAACCCGTCACCTTGGTCATGGCTTTGGGTTTGACGTTCACCAATTCGGCAATCATCAAAACCGCACCGACATAACCAATTTGCCAGTTGGGGAGAGTGGACTCAAAGCCTGTAAACACGAACGAACCTTGCTCATGGATGTACAGAGACAAGTAGTTAGTGTTCAGGAAGTACACAGTACCTTCTGGGCAGTAGGGGTCTGGATAGATAGGTACGCCAGCAACCATCAAAGCACGGAAAGCTGCTTGAGGGCCATTGGTTTCACCGTCAAAACCTGCACCTGGGGTGATAACGTATTGCTCTTGACCAACAAAGTCTTGAGCCAACAGTGTCCAAGTACCGAAACCGCAAACACCGAACGAAGGCATTTCAGCACCGTTTTTGACAGTACCAGAAATGTATTGCAGGATGTTTTGACGGGTTGGGTTCACAGAGCCAGCGGCATACTGTGAGGATTTCCACCAAGTGTAAGTACCACGGTCAATGTTGCCGTAAGTACCAGAGTTAGCAACAGCAGCGGGCAAGCCGATGAATTGTTGTGTATTGCTGGTGTTGGTGTACAAGGCAGTTGCCATTGCATCCATCATCACGTTGGTTGCATCGTTCATACGAGCTTCAATCAACGGAATAATGGCGGCATCTTGCTGAACTGCGCCTTCCATACCGAGGAACGGCACGGGAGAAATCATCAGTTTCAGGTCGAATTCAGCGTTGTAAGCACCTTGTTGGACTGACGGCTGGGCAAAAGAGCCACTGTAGTCAGACCATTGAGCGTTCACAAACTGTGCGCCTTGGACAGGAACGGTTACAGAAGACACACCGCCAGAGGCTGACTGACTGTTGGCAATCAGAGCCGCCATCAAGGGCGTGGAGTTGTAAAGCTGGACAACCAGCTTGGGAATAAAGGCTCTACGAGTTACATAAGTCAGTTCATTGAACTGTGCTGACCCTGTAGCTGGTAGGATGCCGCCGCCAATAGCCATAAGGCCTCCTTACGTGGTTTAAAAAATTACCCTCTTACAACCCAATAGGACGTTGCGGTTTCCGCAGGTCATTGAGTGCATTCATAGCCTCATTCCGTGCAGCGGCGGCTGGATTCTTCCAATACTTGTTCAAGTCAAATTGCTTGACAGCACTTGGGTTGTATCCAGTTGAAGTAGGCACTGCTGCCTGTTTCATCCACTGATGGTACTCAGCCGCTGTTTCGTGGTTAGTGATACCACGCTCCAACATGATTTTTTCTACATCACCGACTTCAGATTCGTTAGAAATCAAACCCTTTTTCATCAAAGACTGACGGCGTTTTTGCAGTTCTTCAATCGCTTCTTTTTCCCGCAACTTAGCTTCCAAGGCTTGCACACGGTCTTCCGAGCGGCTGACCGCACGGTGTGTGTAATCTTCAATGTCAAGTTCAGGGATAGGAAGGTCAGGCTTGACCCGCTTGGTCATACGCAAGAAGTCTTTGCGAGTTTCTGGGTTTTCCGCAAGAGTTTGTGCAAGTGCCGCCAACTCATCACGGGCTTCTAAGGACAGATTTTCTAGTGACATAAAGTTACCCTCTTTATACGATTAAATTACACGCTTGCCATCGCCTGGCTTTTGGACAGCCATGCTGGACTTGTTCAGTTTATTGGGGGCACTCAAGCCACCAAACTGAGAAAAACGGGGGGTGTTGGTGACAACGCCATTTTGTTGGTTGTTGTCAGTTGGTTTGCGAGGTGCTGCTGCGCCACGTGGTTTGAAGAGTTCCATTTTGGTTCCTTACATTGGGGGAGGGGGAGGCATACCGCCAGCGGGAGGCATACCAGGGATAGGTGCTTGAGCCATTGCTCTGCCTTCAGGGGTAGCACCACCCGCCTGTGGCAAGGTTTGCAGTAACTGGAGAATTTCAGATTGCTGTAATTCGTCAGTTTTGCCTTTTTTCTGACCAATCAAACCGCTAAGTGCCCGAATAGCGTTGAGGGTTTTCTTACCCTCTTCTGAAACGGAGCCAAAAGCGGGAAGGGATTGCTCAAGCAAATCAATAGCCATACTTATGTTAATAAGTGCAGCTTCCTTATTTCCCATCTTGGGTTCTGGAGTGGACATGGGAGAAGCCATTGGAGGAGCTTCAGGAGCTTCTGCATCCATTTCTTCTGGCATCTCATTAGGGGTGGGTGCGCCTGCAGCCGCTTGGCTGCCTCGCATTAACTCCATCAACTTATCTGGTGGAACACTCATAATCACTCCTTGCCGTGTTTGTAACCACTTACAAACATTTTGTCAATAGGTAGAGGGCATTTTTTGTCAGCCCTCTGTAGACATTACTTACGACCTTTACGGGCTTTGCGTCCCATACGAGCCATTTTTGGAGCCATTTTTGCTTTTCCGTACATCATGATATTTCCTTTTACAAGGCCACCTCAAAGGGGAGGCAGCCACACCCTTTCCTTGCGGAAATCTTGAATCAACGGCGGCACTTACGTGAGCTTTTTGTCTTCATGTTCATCTTGAACTCCCATATTGTTTGCGGTTAGAGTCACGTTGACTCCTTCCGTAGGAGGTTTTATACCCTGTTTGACGCATTGTCAAGTTGGGTGGTGCTTCATTCCTTTTCAAGGAGGCAGTGTCTACCCGTGGTTGGTCAGCCGTAGGCTGTGTCATGCCAGTTGTGTTTGGAGCCATCATCCCACCTTTTTCAAGTCTGGTTTACCTTCTGCCTTTGGAGGTTGCATTTGTTGCATTTGCTGCTGCATAGCCTGTTGAGCTTCTTGCTTTTCTTCTGCTTTTTTGAGTCTATCTAACAACAATTGTTTCATTGGCGGCTCAATCATGTCAAGCAAGGACTCTTTGTCGATTACGCCAGCTTGGAACAACTCAAACGCCATCTTGCGGCTGTCTTCCATAAAGATGGGTGAATTTGAATGGGCATCCACCTTCACCACAAAGTCACGGGTAAACTGGTCGGCAATGAATTTCAGTCCAAGTGCGTCTGTGTAGTGGGTGTTATCGTAGACCTGCATACATTTCAGGTACAGGGTAGCCATCTTTTCTAGGCTGTCTTCAATAACAAGGGCACGTTTCTTGGCTCGGCTAGAACCCAGACGGGCAAGTTGGGAAGCGTGACCAGAAGAACGGACACCTGCTTCACCACGGCCTTGCAAGACGCTGACGATACCAGATGCCTCTTCAAACATCAGGTCAACTTCACCAATCTCACGGAATAAATCAGGTGGAATAGTTGGTGCTAACTTCTCGACTTTAGCGTTTGGCATGTCGGTTGCTAGCAAGCCACCAGCACGGTTGAGAGCAAAGTTCTTCTCATCCAAAATGCCTGTAAAGCCAATCAGGGCGGTAGGTGGGCTGACTTGTTTGGACAGCAAGTCCAAGATTTCCGTCATTCGTTTGTTGCGTAACTGCTGGAGGTAGACCAGACGCTGAACCTCGGACGCACCCCAGTAGTAGTCGTACAGGGGGTTGGGGCAGATTTGGATGAAAGGCAACTCACCTTTCAAGAACATGCTCTCGCCAGAACGGTCATAGATGATGACGTTGGGGTCGGCTTTGGTTACAACTTGGTAATCTTTGGTCTCGTCATTCCACACCCAGAGTTCAATCATCTCGATGGTGTCTTCGGAGACTTGGGCTTTGTAGGTGGGGTTTCCCGACAAGTCTAGGTTGACGTTACCGTACATGGTCGGGTTGGTTTGGGACAGGATGATGCGTTGGATGCCACTGGCAATCTCGGTACGCTCATGCTGCGAGGACATGACCCGTTTGACGATGGCATCTCTGTCTGGGTGGGAGTAGAGTCTGTCGAACAACTCGGACTTGGTGATGTAGTAGGAGTGGACAAGGGCTTCTTGCCTGTCAGTGTAGGCACTGTCTTCACGCAGTACGCCAATACAGGCGGGTTCCACCATGTAGGGGTGGATGCCGTTGTTGATAACGAGTTTGACAAAGGTTGAGTTGTAGCAAAGTGACCACGTGACTGCGGTTGAGAACACTTGGTCAGCGTTACTATTGAGCCATTCGTCATTCAGAGCTTTGCTCAGAGTCGGAACCTTAATCTGCTCGTCCTCGGAGACAGCCGCACCCGTGTGGATAGAGAACTTGGTGGTTTCTGCTGAGTACAGGAACGAGGTCAGTTGGTCAATGTGCGGATAAATCTTGTTGTAGATGGCGGGTACGTCATCAGGAGCGTTACCAAACAGGTAGTAGCTACGTAAGGATGAGTAATCGACTTTACGTTGCTCACGGCTGACGAGACATTTTTCTATCAAGTCGAGATAGAACTGTTCTCTAGCAATCGGCTCTTTAGGTATTCTCATTTTCTCACCTGTAAGTTTTCATGGTCTGCCATGTAGCTGGCGGCTCTTGGGCCTTGCAAGTCTCCCGCAGCTTTTGGATTTATGCCCACAGATTCTCCGTTAACAGACTTAAATTGTCCACCTAGCACGGATTTCATGCTGATATTTGACCCGCCACCCCAGATTACGGAGTCACCAGGGCGGGTTTGCTTCTGTTGTTGCTGGTTTTGGGCTTGCATAGCGTCTGTAGCCTCGGCAAACTGCTTGTCTGTCAGCTTATTCTTACGTTTCATGTAGCCAGTCTGGTGTTCACCAGCTTTTGTGGACTTGATGTCCGTCATGTCGTACTCAATAGCCAGTTGTTTCAAGTTATTGTCGGTTGCAGACGTTTTTGGTGACCTTGTGCCCACAGGTTTGAGGTGAACTACGGATAATTCCCCTTTGCAGTTCTTCATAGGGCATGTAGGCTCCCAAGCCTCAAAAATACCGTGGTTTGTGCAGTAATAGTCTCTCAAAATACCCATTTTTACCCCCTTAGTGCTTCGTCAAGTGAAATTTCGCTGTAATCGTGCCTGTTTGTCATCCCAACCTTGATTTTTATGCCGTCAGAGGTGACTTGTAACCCCATTTTTGGCATGTAAACGGGCTGAGATTCTTTCCTGTAGTCCACATAGCGGGTGTTATCCCGCCTTTTCATAATCTTTACATTCCCTGCTTTCCACTGTTGGTAGGCTTTACTGACCCTTGTTTGCACTCTGGCGGTCAGTGGTTCTGTGTTGTAGATGAAAACATCGTGGAAATGACCGTGACTTATACCCGCAAGTTCGCAGAAAAGGGCGATAGAGATGCCTCTTTCCTTGTCAGCGTAGAACCGCTGCATGTGTTGGGTGAGTTCACGCTTGGATAGAGGGGTCATATTTGTACTCCGCTGTATAACCTTGGCTTTCCATCCAGGTCATAAACTTCATTTCACCGTGGCTGAAACGGGGGTCGGCAGGGACAACGATGTGGTTATCCGTCACCAGCTTCCTTGTCTGGGCGTGGTGACCCAACAAAGTCCCGAAATCAAAGTCATCTTCGTGGAATCCAAGCCCGACATACTCAATACTGAAATGTTTGGCAATGTCGATAGGACAATATTTGTACCCATAACCTTCAAGGACGGGCTTCAGAATGGCAGACAACTGAGCATCTTCATTCCAGCCGTGTATCTCGTTGCTGTTCAGGTGCATGATGCCGTGCTTGTTACAGGCTTCTAGGAAACGCTTGCTACGTAGGGAAAACCCACCATTCTGAACAACAGAAACAGGCTCTGTGGCTTGTGTCCACGCAAACTTCAGGTACAGGTGACCGTCACCAAAAGCGCAGTGTGAAGGTGCGCCTATGTAGTCATAGTCATAGTATTCAGGTTTAAAGTTATTTCCGTTAAGCACCCAACCGTCATCTTGGACAATCAGGCAGAAGTCTGTTTCTATGTACGAATACAGACTGTGCATGGTAAACAGGGAATACCCTAAGTAATCTATGGGGTGGCAACGCTTCCACTCTACGCCTTCTGGCATGTTCTCTGGCTTTTCAACAGAGATGAGCAACCCACGGCTACCTGGCAACTCCCGCACAGACCTGACGATGGAGGGCAGGGCAGAGGCTCCGTTGTTGTGTCCGTAGATAGACACGATTGTAAGTTGGCTGTGGTTCATTGTCCGTACATTCCGATGCGTTTGAGGTAGTCACTGACGTTTCTTCCTACAGCGATTTGTTCAGGGCTGTAGGATTCTTGAGCTTCACTGACATGTCGTGACAGTTTGTGAGCTATCAAGCGAGGCTGAATCTGTTCGGCATAAGCAACGGCAGCAAGGGCAGAGGCAATCACACGGTCATCTTTACCACGACCAGGTGCGCCCAAGAAACCACCTTCTCGCACGATACCTTTCATCTCTTCTAGGGTATCCATGCTGAGAATGCCCATCATGCCCCGCTCAAAATAGTCTTTCATGTACTGCAACATGCGTTCTTTACTGTTGGCAGTGGTGAGGTAACCAATACTGTTGGAGAGGCCTCCAAGGGTGTCGTTACGCCTCCAGATGTAGTTGGTCATGCTACCCAGTACATCCATCAAGTCCCGCCCTGTAGCCCCGCCCATAGAGGTTGCCAAGCGTTTCAAGTTCCGCAACTCGTTAATCACGGCCTGACCTGGCCCGTTAACTTCAAGGTTAAGGGTTGAGTTCTTGTATGCGCCAGCAAGGTGGGCGATAACCCACGCAAACTGGTAGGTGTTTAATTCCGAGGTGGCAAACTCAGCAACTTGGTCAAGCCCATCTGCGTAGCATCTGTAGACTTGGATACAGAATCTATCTGCCCAATCAGAACTACCATAAGCGGGGTCAGCACCAATAACGTAGTAAGCAGAATCAATAGGCTCTTCCCATACCTTGAGAGTACCGAGTCTCTCAGTAGATTTAAGAACCTCTGTATCTTGGAAGAGTTGTCCGAAAGCATATCTGTAGTAATCACATTCTGTAGTCTTACTCTTCTTGGCAGCTTCCGTACACCGTGTGTGCGAGAAGAAAGAGGAACCTGTCATCACAAAGGCATAGTCCTCAGTGGGTGGAAACTCTTGATACATCAGGGCATCGTCCTTGATACCTTCTGCCATCTTCCACCGCCACCAAGCCATCTGCCGAGAGTTAATCTCAAAGCCGTAGAGCTTCTTAATATCCTTGTGCCACTCTTTCTCCTCCCCTGTTAACTTCCCATCCCAGTACACCTTGTAGATGTTGGAATCAGCAGGGACTTGGTAGTACTCATTACGCCACCAGCCACAGAAGATGGCACGTTGTGTCTTTGCTCGTTTGGCAGTCTTATACATGTCGTGGAACATGTTGAAGCCTTGAGCCGTACTCTCAAACATGTACAGCCGTTCTGAGTTCTTTTCAGCAAGAGAGGCAATCAGGGACGCTAAACCTTCTTCATTTCCCCAAGAAGCCGTTTCTGTACCGTGAAGGTAAGTAATCGCCTTACCTTGCCCCAGTCGAGACTTATTACCTGCAATCTGATAGAACAGTCTTGACCTGTTTTTAAGAACCATTTGGTTTCTGTTGTGGGCAACAAGCGGAATCTTGTACTCTTTGGGTAAACCTTCCATGTACATAGCAAGAGTACTTCTGAACATGTCCCTGTTCTCTTCTGTATCCGCAACCAACGTGCCTTGCCATCCAGGATGTGTGAACTGCCAGTAGAGGTCAAGAGCCAAGGAAATAGTGGTGATACCAAGCTGCCTACCTTTAAGGATGACAAAGAAGTGGATGTCATTGTCTAGTCCCTTTTGTATCTCTTCCATGACATAAGTCTGAGTCCCCAGCAGGTTGGTCATCTTTTGAAGACCCTCTTCTTTTGTTTCCACCTTTAACTCTGCACAGAACTTATAGAATTTTTTTAAGTCGAAATTCACAGCAGGTATCCTTTGCTTTGCATGAAGACCACAGGGTCTTTAGCTGATTTGGTTAAGTTGCACGAAGGGCATAACAACTGAAGGTTGTTGAATTCGTGCTTGCCACTTTTTGACAAAGGCTTGATGTGGTCGATGTGATATTTGACAAGCTCTTGTTTGCAAACAGTGCATTTATTCCTTTGTAGGCTTCGTAGCTTGCGGATGTCTGATAAAGGTATGTGGGTGGGTAGCCCAGCGGCTCTACGTTTGTGCGTCTTGAGATTCCATAGTTCCTTGTTTGATTCGTAGTATTGCTTTTGTTGGGCAAGAAGACGTTCTCTGTTTTCACGGTAATACTCCTTCGCTCTTGCCGCCTTGCGTTCTTTAATCTGCTCTTTGGTTTGCAAGTACTCTTTAGCTCTTTGTTTTTTGGTTTTTTCGTAGTGGCTTTTAGAACAACCAACACACATGTTGGTGCTGACGTACCTAAGACCGTCATGCCCTTTGCCGCAGACTGCACCCAAATAAGTTCCTGATGATTTACGCATGAACTCATTTTAGTTTCAATCTTTTGTCTCTGTCAAAGTTCATCTAGATTCCAGTTAAGAATGTCGCCAGCAATACGCTTGTTCTTGGCACACGCTATCAATTCCTTGTAATGTGTGGGCGAATACTTCTCTTTCCATTCAGCCGCTAACTTAATCTTCTGCTTCTTGTTAGTGCAAGACAAGGCTCTGTATATCTCTCGCTGAAACCGAATACGACTCTCCCGTAACGCCATCCTCGTATCCAACCCTATATCCATATTCCACAGCCTTCTCAACACTTATAGCCATCATGACCATCATCTGCTCCGTACGGGCAAGCTTAGTCATCAGGTCTGCATACGCATCCCGTAACTCATCCTCACCCATCCAAAACGATTCATCCATTTAAGACGTTCTCCACACCCTTACCTGGTCACCCTCTGTCTTTGCAGTAAACACCCTACCCAACCGCTTACCAGCCCTGTAATTGGCATTCAACACCTTAGCCCTTGCCTCTAGCGGTACACAGAAACTGTCACCCACATCCATGTCTTCATACGGATAGGCATAGACAACCCTCGGCTTGGGCATCTGTACTCCACTCTCCAGCACTAACTCTGTAATCATATTAACCCCTCTACTGATAACTCCATAGTATAGATAAAAAAAGGGTTAGTCAACAGACCAACCCCAAAGCAACTGCAAAAGCACTCTAGCAGAAAATCTAATTTTTTTTATGGGGGGCGAGAAGTGG